TCATCATACCCATAAGCTACAGGGTATATATCAAACTTACATACATCTATATCAGTGTCATCTAGGGTTAGCTTTATACCCTCTTTAGTTCTTTTAAATGGTTTAGGCATAGGTACTGAGTTAGCTATTGTATCAGGTACTTCCTTTAATATAGGTGTCTCTTGGTACTGCACTCCCAGCCTAGCTGGTGAGCCTATCTTGCCTTTATACTTACACCCTTTACACCCAGTAGGTCTATTGGTTTCAAACTTCGAACATGTAGCCGGGCCCGAAGCCGACTCTCTCCACTGAACAAGTTTGTCTATGGTTGCTCTTTCATTATATCTGCTGTGTCCTTTAGACCATTCTATAGCTGTCTTCTCAGGGTCAGTACAAAATGCGGCTACTCCTATCATGCTGTACCATAATGGCTCGTCTACCTTGTCCTGATTAGCCATAGCCCACTCTATTTGCTTACACTTAGTAGCAACAATAGAGCCTATAGCTGGTTGATACTCTTGGTTACTAACTAAATTAGACAGCAACGAGTTGTCCTGTGATGAACTACTGTCTGACCGTACATCTCGACGATAGTAATACGATAGACATTCTTGTATCACCATGTTGTCAATAGGTTTAGATGGTACTAATAGTTTAACTTCATTCCCGTTCTTTGGATTGTGTGTACCTATAGGTCTTAGTACTAGTGCACTGTTTGCTGTAAGTCCTGCGTCAATTTTAAATTCTTTATCTATAGCTGCTTGCTTCATAGCTTCAGCTAGGGGTCTCCAATCTTCAGGAGGTAGTTCTTTTTCTAGTAACCAGTATACATGCAGTCCATTACCTGAGTGTATAATCATAGGCTTAGGTAAGCCCATCTCACCTACAAATTTACCCAGTGCTGATAGTCCTTCTTTCCAAGATGGATAGGGTTTGGTAGGTCCACAGTCTACGTCTATAGCTATAACTTTAGTAGCTCGTACGTTGTCTTGCTTCCTGTTACCCTTCTGTTTGAATGCAGATATAGCAAAGTAAGTATTGTTCTTAGTCTTATCTAATCTTTCGCATACTTGTGCCAGCTCGTCTACTGTCTTAAAGAATCCTTGTTTTCTGCCATCAGTATTAATAACTGTAGTAACATAGAATCCCTCTGTCGGTAAGACTTGCTGGAAAAATTCCAACATATTCATGATATACTCTCCCCTCGATTACTCATTAAGGTGGCTAGGAGTAAACAACTAATAACCACCCGTATTATTTATACTATTATTTTTTATCTAAAAGCTCAAGAAGCCTTTTGAATCTATTTTTCTGCTCAATCGAAATGATTTCAGGCTGAGGCCATCCACCTTCCATAGCTTTCAATAAGATTCTTAGAGTTATTCTTACTCTATCTTCATTATTCCTACGGACAGGCTTTCCCTTTACCCATCCGTAATAAGTCATGCGAGATATTTCTAGTAACTCAGCCATGTTACTTGTAGTAAGTAGCATATGCTTCCTTAGAGCTTCTATTTTCTTGAAGTCTAATGGAGCTTTGTTAGTCATCAGTTTCCCCTATCAAGTTAGCTATCTCATCTGCTAGGCTAGCACCTTCTTTAGTTACTGCAACAGGTGCAGGCTCTTCAACAGGTACGGGTTTAGCTTTAGGTTTAGCTTTAGGTTTCGTTGGTGCAACTTCTGCAGCGGCAGCGGAAACGTTAACACTTATGTCAACTTCTTCAGGTGTGTCTGTCGACTCATCGGAAGAGAAAGTAAAGCCTTCTTCTTCACCGAATCCAAAGTTCCCACCTGCACTACCCTCAACGTATTCAATAATCTGAACAGCTCCGAGTCTTATAGTTACACCACAACCAATAGCTGAGTTGTAAAATGATACCACACCACCCACTCTGAGCACTGAGCCACCATATATATTATGGTCTACCATTAGGTTATTCTTTGCGTCCACTACAGATGGTTTGTATTTAGATTTAAACTTAATAATAACATTGCCTGTTTCATTTCCGTCTTCATCCACTTCATTACTATAAGGTATTGGAGCTGATTTTATTTTCTTGTTAGGGTTTTTATCTTTCTCAGCTTTGATACCAGCAAGTAATACAGCATTGATTTGCTCGATTATAGGCTGAGCTTCTTCAGCAGGTATAGATAAATTAACTTTGTACTTACCATCAGAATACTCTCTGCCTTCATCAGGCTTACTGATATACGGATAGTGAGCTATACCTTTTGGTGTTAATATTTTTGTTGTCATGTTTAGTCCTCCGACTTATTGTTGATTGTGTATCCTACTTCATCAGTGAATCCATATTCTTCTGCGGGAGTAGTTGGTTTATTTGTCACAGCAAGTTCACCTGTCACCATCTTTACAACGTCCGTATCGATAATCGAATCGACGTATGATTGAGCGTCTTTAGAAACAAGACCACCAAACTTAAACTTAAGTTTAGGGAATGTAACTTCAGTATCAAAGGACAGTGTTGTCTTACTAATCTCAGGTGCAATACCTCTCATAGACAATGTCTTTTGATATGCGTTCAAACTCTTCAAAGATGAAGGGGTTACTTGCAGTAGATAAATTTCTTTAGGTTTGTCTGCAAAGGTAATAGCAAGTCTTTTAATATCGGAACATGCTTTAACTTTGAATCCTTGTGGTGTAACTCTAGACCCCCATGAATTTTGAGAGCACAGTGCACATACATCACTTTGAATTAGGGCACTATTTTTATTGGGTGTTATACCATCAAGTGAATAACAGTCAGGTGTATATGACTCTCTATCAGCAGAAAATTCTCCTTCATAATATTGCTTAGCTAGTCCAGGGTTCGCACCTACGATTACCACGTCTAGACTTGTTTGCTCAAGTGTTTCAGTTTTATCCTGAGACACAATATGAAAGCGAGAATCTTTAATAGATAGTCTTGAGCTAATCATTAGTCACTCACCTTGATTGCTGGTTTTCTAACGTTGATATCAATACGTGTACCATAGTTCACACCTGATGGTACAGCTTTATTAGCCTCAATATATCCACGTACTGCTGTTTTACTAACTCGTTTCTCAAGCAAATCAAATGCCTCATTGTCTTTTATAAAAGATAATACTGCGTCCCAATCTGCTACCTGTGCAAAGTCAGTGGTCGTTAGAAATGCTGTACCATTGGCTGTCTTAAAAGAATCCACACCATCTTGGTCTGCTCTTTCCTTTAGCCACGCCTCTAGTTTAGCCATCTGTTCTTTAAGTTCTTTGACCTTTGCCTTAGACTCAGATTCAATAGCCTCTTTCTGATTTCTAAAATTTATATATGTAGATATAACTTTATCTACAGTTACTATTCTTATAGTCATTCGATTGTTCCCTCCTTAATTAGGTCTAGTAATAGACCCTGTAGTTTCTGTTTGTTCTTTAGTCGCTCAAACATTTTATGTTCGAGGTCAGTTGCCTCTATATGTACTATGTTTGATACGTGTTTTTTACCTATCCTTTCTATCCTGCCGTTCGCCTGAACGTATTGCTCGTTGCTTGTCACTGGTCCATACCATATGATAGTGCTCGCAGAAGTTAGTGTCAGACCATGAGCCATAGTTGCAGGATGTGCTACTAAGACATGAGGGTCTTTTGCATGTTGGAAGTCATAGAATATTTTGTTTCTTTTATTAGCTGAAACTGCACCATTGACTACACCAACACTCCATTGCTTTGAGAGTATTCTCTCTAACATCTTTAATGTTCCTGTTAGTGGAACAAATACTATTACCTTGCCACCTACTTCTTCTATAACTTCTTTAACTAAGTTAACTCTAGGTGCACAATCTAATTCTATATGCTGACCATCATCTCCGTACACAACACCACAACTTATCTGCACAAGTTTCTGTAGTTTAACTGCCTCATTGACAGCTGTTATCGTGCCTTCTTGTGCCAGTTCTGTTACATAATGCTTTAACATTTTATCGTGGTGGTCTTTTTGTTCTACAGTAAGGGGTACTTTCCTAGTCTGAAATACAGTATCAGGTAGGTCAAGACACTCATCTCTGCTATATCGCACAGCAGGATGTAGTACTTGCTTTACAATCTCTATTGATTCAGGTCTCGGTATCCATTTCCATTGTCCTATCTTCATCATTACTGTCTCTCTAAATGAGGTAAAAGTCTTAGAGTTATATGGACTGTCTACTAATCTAGCTAGTGCCCATGCGTCTGTTGGGTCATTAGGTGTAGGTGTACCTGTCATCAACCATAACTTTATCTTAGGGTGTAGGGATAAATATTTTCTAAGTACCCTAAACTTGTTGGTAGATGGGTTACGTAACACAGCCGCCTCATCTACTATGATGAGGTCAAACATATTCTTAGCCTCCTCAGATATAATTCCAAACCCATCATGGTTTATAATAAAAAAGTCTGCATTAGTCTTAAGTAATTGTTTTCTCCTAGCACTAGTTCCATGTAGTGTAACAGCCTGTCTATGTGGAAACCCCATGAAGATACCATCACCCCATACCCTCTCGAGTGTAGATAGTGGTGATATAATTAATACTTTCTTAATAACTTTTGTCTGCATTAGATAATCACATGCCCATAAAGCTGATTGTGTTTTACCTGTACCTATCTCATTAAGTACTAATGCTTTATCATTCATGGTTAGAAAAGCTGATGTCATCTTCTGATGTTCATATGGGATAAAGTCTCCACACCAATCGTAATAATGTAGTATGGGTGAGGGTACTTTAAATCCTAGCATACGTAATGCTCTGGAAGCAGGTATTGTATGTGGTGTGACAACAAGTTGCTGGTTGTTAAACATAAGTTGTCTAGCGTCAGGTATAACGTCTAATACCCTGTTAGGATTCTTTAAGTTTAATGCTATCGCTTTTGATTTCTCTACTACTATCATTTAATTCTCTCTATATATAGTCTAACTTGGTCAATCGTTTGGTCATCATATACAACAAAACAAATACCTCCTGCTAGTTCTATATGTTTCATACACTGAAGTTGTAAGGCAGTGGGTTTCTTAGTCCTGTCTGCCTTACACTCTACTCCAATAAAAAATCCATTTACACAGAGTATCTTGTCAGGTATTCCTGCTCTACCAAATGCTCCTGCTTGAGGGTTATAAAACCACACCTCTTTATGATAAGACTTTAACATCTTGTCAAGTTTAAGTTTTATTTTTCCTTCAGGTGTTGTAGCCATATAGTAAGTATACCTAGCTATACACTAGTGTCAAGTATTATAACCTTGCATACTCACATATATTTTTAGCGGGACACCACGGACATAGACCACTAGGTCTTGCTGGGAAGTTCCCTGTCTTATAAGACTGATTGATTCTTTCTATACGAGCTAATAAATCTGCCCACATTAAACTTGTATGATTAGAAGTGTAGGTCTCGGTGTCAGTCTTCCCCTCTTTCAACCATACTAAAGATGACTTAACCTTTTCTACTTCAGGGTAGTGTTTGAATACCTGTAAAGCAAAGAGTTGTAGTTGCATGAAGTCAGGTCTACGTTTACCTGTCTTCCAATCTATTACTATAGCTGTCGAATCTTTTATAATAAGTACGTCAAGTATGCTACGTAACCATGCGTCCTCATCCCACCAACCTGTTGGTGTAAGGTTTTCATTAAGACATAGCTGTTGCTCTGCAAGAAGGGTAGCGTCCTTAGTCAGTTCTTGTAAAGTTGTGCAGACTTGTTCGTGTTTGCTTGACTCTTGAGGCAGGGCCGTCCCATGCAGTAACCTGTTTTCTAAATCAGAATGCACTCGCTCTCCAAACTTAGTAGCCTCACTACCTGTGTCTGTAACTTCCTTGTTAACACGTTGGTGCATGTATCGTTTCGGACAATTCTCATACATCTTTATAGAAGAATAACTATGAGTTAGTTTCATGAATGCATTTTCTTTAGTATGTCATGCTTGATAGCCTCAAGCTGTCCTATATCTAATAGTGCGTCAACAATCCCTATCGAATATTTAAGGTACTTACCTTTTATCTTTACCAATACAGTAAGAGAATCAAATTCTTTAGGCTCTACATTTTTAATATCTTCGTGCACTTTTTCTAGTAGTAGTAGTCCCTCCTCTTGGATTCCTTTTCTTTCTGATTTTATTTCTTTCCCATCTGTTCCTATTATGTCTGTCATTTTGCCTCTCCATAGTTAAATCCTACTCCACTTTCACAAGCCACGGGTAAGTCCTGTGCCCAGCTGGGTGAAGTAGACATGATTGTCTCAACATGTTGTTGTGTATCCGACTTGTTTTCTTGCATCACGCACACGATTATCTCATCATGTACTTGGAATAAGACTTGGTAATGCTTACCTATCTCAACCATTTGTTCTGATACTACTATCCTAGCCAGTGCTTGAACAACATTCTCTGTTACTTTACCACCATAAATCCTAGTCCAATCCTTATCCTCTACACTTCCAGTAGTGTTTAACTTCCTGTAAGTCCTAGCATTAGATATGTACTCGAATCCATCTGATGTTCTTCTTAGCTCAGGGTATCTGACCCTAAGATTGTTTGGTAATATAATTCCTTTCGAATCATACTTACACATGCCACTCCCTATAGACCCTACTCCCCCACCAATCATGGTCTCTAATGCATGACCACATAGCCTCCAAAAAGAAACTATGTTGTGGTTTTTCTGTCTATATAAAGTAACAATTCTTTTAGCCTCGTTTAAATCTATGTCTACTGACAACCCACCTTGACCCATAGCCAACGTGTCCTTAAACTTTACTGCCCCCATACCATAGCCTAAACCTAGTATGCAAGTCTTACCTACAAACCTCTCTAGCTTGTCTTTCTTTGTAATCTTTCTACCATATACATCACTAGCAAACTCACTGTACACATCTCTACCCTCTCTGAATGCTTGTACTAAATCTTCTTGCTTACTTATATATGCAACCATTCGTGCCTCAATCTGTGATGAGTCACATGCTATCAGTACGTTACCTTTGGGTGCTACTAAAGATTTCCTTAGAGCACCACTACGAGGTAAGTTCTGTAAATTTAATTTGTCACCACCTGAAAACCTGCCTGTGTGTGCACCATAATAGTTGAGCATTATAGGTAGCTTACCTCTGTCTGCTACTGCTATTAGATTCTCAGTTCGTGTTTCTTCTATAGTAGACTTTACACCTAGCCTTGCTGATACAAGTTGTTGCACCACAGAATTAGGATGTTGTTGTAACTTTATAAATTCTTTATCTGTCTTAGCAAAGGCAAATGTTTCCTTGCCTGTCCTAACTGAAGTCTTCATGGGTGGTGTTACACCTACATGTATAAGTAACTTAGCAAACATTGGGTTAGACATAAGAGCTTTCTTTACTTGAATGTTTGACAGCCCTTTGGTAGATAACGTGTCAAGTAGTTGCTGTTTGTTAAGCTTTACTCTTGCCAGGTGAGTGACTAGCAGTTCTTTATCTAGTTCAATAGTGGGGTTAGTATACATACGTAAGGTTTGGTCAATGACCATAAGTTCTGATGTGGGAAATCCTTTTGATAGTTTCTTCCACAGTTTATAGGTAAGCTCAACATCATTGATACAGTAGTTAGCATAGTCATCAAATTCTTGGGGTGTAAAGTCTGCTTTTGTTTTACCTAATGCATTGATAACTTCAGTACCTTTAGTTCCTATCTTATAGTACTTTGACAATGCACTTAAGGAACAACCTGTTGTCATACTATGCTTGGGTCTAGCCATAGACATAGTATCAAACCAAAACTTAGGGTCTATGCCATACTTCCACTGAAGTATAGACCCATCAAAAGCTGTGTTGTGTGCAAGTATAACCTTATCTGAATAGTCTAATGAGTTTAAAAACTTACCAACATCATCACCCCCATACCAATCTGTTGGCATGTCATTAACTTTAATAGCTACACCTATCACCTCAAACCTATCATCACGAATGTAAGCCTCAGTTGTCATCTTGGACAATGAGTACTCCCTATCGTAATAGGTTTCAAAATCTATGGTTACTATATCCATTACTTGTCTTCCACTTCTATTAGTTTATTAAGGTAAGCCTGTGCTTTCTTTAAGTCAGCAATTTTACCCTTAATCCTCCACCTAGAAACATATTTCACTATGTTCCCCTCTAAAAAATTAAACTTTTGGTCTGATATAAAATCCCAAACTTCTATCTTGCCTTGTGTGTAATGGACTGGATTGCTTATGTCATCTTTCTTCATGATAAATACTCTACCTTACTATCGTGTAAACTATATAATGACACTCCTTTCCCACAATGTAAAGAGTGTTCGTTAGTAACTCCTACTGCCTCACTTGCATTTGCACCCATACTTAATGCACCATAGGCAAACTCTTTACCATCTCCGAATGCACATGGTGTAAACCCCTGCTCTACTGGGAATGGTGAGTCATCATAAACTATCAGACCTTTGTCTCTGTCTATGACAACAAGTTGCTGTGTGGTAATCCTACTTGTCCCTGTGCGTAATCCGTATGGATACTTCTCAGGGTCAGCACCATTAGTAAACCACTCTCTTAAAGTTATAATGTATTTAAGGTATCCTACCCCTGATATTATAAAGGGTCTGCCATCCCTACTTATATACCATGCTTTGTCTGTCTCCCATTTAAGTGAGCCATCACTAGCCTGTCTATCTGTGGCTAAGGTTTCGCCATCCCATACTACTACTGTCATTTGTTATCCTCCTCTAATATTTCTACCTCAAAGTCACTCAAACAATCTGTTGTTACCTCAATAGCATTTGCTATATAGTCATCATCATCTTTTACTTCAACATCTTTATAAACTCTTACTCTCATTTGTCTTCCTCCTTATTATCTTTATCATCTTGTGCATACTCGTGGTCATAACCTTGATAGTTCTCGATTACTTTTCCTGTGTCCCTGTCTTCTCTATACACATCATAGTAATGACAATCTTGGCAACCCATAACATGTCCTATTTCATCATCACTAAATGTTTCTTGATAGGCATTGTCTGAGCCACACTCTGTACAACACCATTCTCCTGTACTACTACTCATTGTTATCCTCCTCATCTTTCTTTGGTTGAAAATCAATTAATTGTACTTTCATTCGGTCATCTTTATCTCTGTGTGGCATACCAAAATGTTCCCATAACTCACCACACTCATCACCATAAATATAACCCCATTTATTCTTCATTGTTATCCTCCTCGTTTAATTTTCTGTAGGGATAGTATGGAATAGTAAACTTCACATGCATATGTTC